AGACATTTCACCTGTGCCTTCAGCATAGATAGTGGACACCGGGGGACAATGCATGGCGCCGCTATTGATGAAAAACCAAGTTTCAGATCCGCTGGTGATCTCAACATTACCGTTATCGAAGATCACAATGTTGGATGTGCCATTGGATATTCTGTCTATGCCCGACAGTTGCCTACCGTTGCCTAAAATATAAGATCCTGAAATGTTAGCATTGGTAGTGACATTGCCTGTCAATAATGATAGATTGCCACTGTAAGTGGGAAGATAGTTGGCCACGTTAGCGTTACTATATCCATCCACCACAGATATATTACTCAATAGTCCGCCATCTCCAACAAAGTAATTGGCTGTGATGTAACCTGTGGCTGTGAGATTGCCTGAGTAGTCAAAAACCCAATCACCACTGTTGGTGTCGATCTTGACATTGCCTCTGTTGGCAAAATTAAAAATATTTAAACTGAACGAGTTGGCGGCTGCGTCATCGGGTATGGTAATACCCGCTAGGCCAGAAGCACCGTTGGGCCTGATAGCGATAGCTGTTTCGGATGCGCCGTTGGCCAACTCAATGGTGGCACCATCAAAGTAGATATTGCCTATGCGATCGCTGGCTTCAGGCACTGGTTCAAATACTATGGCCGTTACACCAATCACAACGGGATTGGGCGTGGTCAATGTCCAAGTGGTCTGTGCATAATCTGCACCTTCGGTGACGGCCACAGTCAATCCTGAGTTCACTGCGGAACTCAATCCAGAATTGATATTGACCCAGTCTGGTGCAGGCACCAACAATGTCTGCGCAGCATTGACCTGATATATGCCGTTTTCGGTGGCATTGGTCTGTGCTGTCAACAACACACGATCATAGGGATCTAACACCACTGCGTCAATGACCAGTGCGCCAGGGCTGGCTAGATTGATGTTTGAGTCAGATAAAGCACGAACCGCCTGTTTCCAGTCGATGTCGTATACTTGGTATGCGCGGGGTTTTGTTGCTGGCATAAGCTGTTTCCAATTTACAACTATTTAGCGGAAACAGCGGTTGGTACCAGGTGTGCTACTTAAATGACGGTCCTGTGATCCAGGCCACAAGGCTGTATCTAGTGCCCTTGGTCACGGGCGTTACCCTGTGTAGCACATAGCTGGGAAACACTGCAATAAATCCCTGGTCTTTAGATGGCTTGGTTGGTTCTTCACCAAAGTACAGTTCCAATTCGCCACCCTTGTAGTCCTTGGGGTCGGATAACTGCAGTGTAAAGCTTAGTTTGCGTGTCCAGGTATTGAGTCCACGGTCCACGTGCTGATTATATTTGCCACCAGGAGCATCATAGCGTGTAAACTGAAATCCTTCGATAAAGCCAAACAGATCAAACTTGAAAAATCTAGAATTCAAATCAACGATAATGTCTGTGACGCGCCTAAACATCCAATCGCTGTCATCGTTGGGCATGATCCAAGCAGTTTTGCTGTCTCGGATTTTGGTATCCACTTGATTACCGCGGATACGTGCATCTTCTACCAAGCGACTATTGCCTATCTCAACTATTTTTTGACAGTCTTCGGGTGAAAATGCGCCTTGGAAATATGCCCAATCTTCCACGTGATCAAGCTGGAAGGGCCATACAGTAGAAGGCTGTTGTATTTTTAATACACTTGGTGAAGACTCTGTCTTGGATGTGTTATCCGCAGTTTTTTCTGTGGACACTGCCAGTGTTTTTTTAACTCGCGGAGTTTTTACTGTTTTGATTTCTTTAGACGGCATAGTGCCGTTTTGTTCGGCTTGAGCAAGTTTCTTAGGCATACTTTTAATTAGTATCCAGTATGCCTAAGATATTTTTTTTTTGGCTGCTGTTATTCAGGAATCTGATCCCAAGATGTAGTGCCTTCGTTCCATTCGTAACGATTGCCATCTGTGGGATAAGCCACTGGTGCATTCCAAAGACAAGTATCCTCATCCAAGACCCAACTGTTGTGGGGTTTGGGCGGAATAAAAGCATCGCGGCCTGCATCATAACTGTAGCCAATACCTGCATAATTTTTACGCAAGGGGCGACCTTCGGGGTGTTGCCCAGCGTGTGTGTTGTAACTGGTTTGTACCCAGTCTGCGGCATTGCCCACTGCGCCAGAATTGATAAAATCCTGTTCGGCTACAATAACTTGGGTAACAATACCGCCTTCAATTTTAGCGAAATGTGACATTAATTTCTCCTCCGTGAGTTATTTATTAAGATTTCTATTTATAATTGAAAATTTATGTTATCACTACTTCATCAAGCAGCAGCGTAGATCCTAACACTGTACCGCCCGTGGCGTCGTAGGATCCGCAGACAAAACAAAAATAGTAGTAGCCTGCTTGCCCAGAACCTATCACAGTGCTGGACTGCACCCAACCAGAATCCGTTCCTGCAGCCGAAGCAGTTTGATTTAAAAGAGTAATATACTGTCCTGTGGAGGTAAAAGCGTATGCTCTTACACAGTAAGCGTCGCTAGTTGAAGGGTTTCCTGTATCGTAGGCTCGCCAGTAAAACGATAGAGTTTGACCCACATTGGCTATCACGGGATTGGTGCTGTAGATATAAGGCCCGTATAGAATGTTATAACCAAATGCAGCATCCATGTCAGCTGTGCTTTGCATGACAGCACCGTACAATAATCCCCCTGGCGGTCCAGCCGGGACTCCTGGAGAACTGTACAATGATACACTGCTGGTGTATGTGGGTCCAGATTGAAAGAGATTACAGGTATCCCCGGGACTGCTGTAAGGATCAGGATCAGGATCAGGCGGTGCAGCCACACCATTGATCACGGTAGGAGTATTACCTGAACTGTTGAATCTAAATCGGCTATTGACAAAATTCCAACCAGTGGTAGTGCCGGTTTCAAATCCTGGATTGGTAAATTCTGGCGTAGGCACATTGCCCGACAATGCCTTGCCATAAAAACTGCCATATCCTATTGGACCAGTAAACACATTGGCTAGATACCTGGCCGACGAACTGCCAAGCGCAAAAGTAGTGGTAGCAGTATTGCCTAACTCCACGTTGATCATTCCTGCGCCAATGGCACCGGACACAGGCAGCGTCATACAGGATCCCCGTAGGCATATCTCAGATATAATCTTCCAGGCTGTCCAGGAAACGGATCACCAAAGATTTCACTAGACACTGCCAAGGCAGCAGAATTTTGATTGGCAAAAACATTGGCCACTACAGCACGGCTGGATCGGCAGTTATTGTTGCCATATTCAAAATTGGGTGCCAGTCCCCCAGGATTGCCGTAACTGGCAAATACTAAAATGTTGAAAATTTTACCTGCGGGTGCTGCTAACGTAAGCACATCGCCGTCATCTGCTTGAGCACATACAGTATTACCTGCTGCGTCTTGTGTTACTATCACTGTCATAGTTTGCGTTTGATATCATTGATTTCTTGACGTAACTCTTTGATGGCAGCAATAATCAATGGAGCAAATCTTTCATACTTGACTGTGAGATATCCGTCACCTATGGGTGCATCGGCTATGATCTCAGGCACTACATTGGCCACTTCTTGTGCCGACACACCAAGATCGCGATGTCGGGTATAACCATAGGTATTGACTGCTATGTCATTGGGCTCAAAGTAGAATGTGGTCAACTGATCAACTTTGTCCAGTGCGTTTTCTATATTGCCCAATCTTGTTTTGAGCCTATCGTCTGAGAAGTATGCAATGATATTGCCTGTGGCCACAATCTCGCCATTGGTACCCGAAGGTGCAGTACCAACACCCAGTTGATTGACTTGTATATTGCCGTTTACTGTTGTGCTGTAAGTGACTTCCTTGGTACTGTTGTTGTATTGTAATATGCCTGCGTTGCCCGATGTGTTTCTAATAGGTGCTACCACAAACGAATTGGCCGTGGTGTTATTTAGATTGGCCCCTGTGCCGTTCAACACTATGGAATTGTTGGCTTGATTCACACGACCTGCGCGGAAACCAATGGCTATGGAATTGGTTCCTTGGCTGTTGCCGCCGGCTTCTGCACCAATGGCTATGGCACCGGCCAGTTGTGTATTTTGTCCAGCACCTATGCCAATGGCCACTGTGTAATAGTCTTGGGCAACATTGCCTGCGTTCACTCCAATGGCCACCGCAGTCTGGCTTTGTGTGGCCCCACCTGCTCCAGTGCCCAGAGCTATGTAATTGTTAGCCACTCCTGTCCAAGCTGTGTTCTGATAGGTGCCATCACCAAATGTTATTCGATCTGTCACTGCAATATTACCACCAGAAATGTTGGATGTGAATATGCCGGATAAACCAAACACATTGGCCACAGCCACAATATTGCCAGAAGCAGTGATATTGCCATTGGCAGTGCCACTGGTAGAGATAGATCTAAATCCTGAAAGAGTGGCCGCAGGACTAGCACTTGTTGCCACGATGCTGTTTTCTACTATGAAATTTGCTGCACGAACATTGCCGGTGGTTGTGATGTTGCCTGCTGAGATGTTGCCTGTGTATGTAGGCAAGTAGTAGTCTACATTGGCATTGGAATAGCCGTTGGCAAAACCAAGATATTCTCCGTTGGCCACAACAAACTGGCCATCATAGGTGTTGCCTTGTAAATCTTCCAAGTATAATTTGTCAATACCTGCCATGATCAACACACCGCTATTGGCCAGTTCTGTGTTGCCAATAGTGGCTGTCTGCAGCCGGATGTTGCCTGCCACAGTCAGGGTATTGGTGTCAGTTGAATTTGCTCCTTGATAGATGTTAAGGCTTAGATTGCTGATTCTAATGTTGGGTGCTGCAATATTTGAAGTGTCATAGACAAAATCATCTACACCGTACAAGGCGGTGCCATTGGAATTGTACTGGAAAGACCCTGGGGAATTTCCCGGGGTTGCCGATATGTTTTGGAACTCCACACCGTTGGCACCGTCGCTGATCAATGCTTGACCAATGTTGCCTCCAGGTATGCGCAGATTGGCCACACTGGAAAACACAGCCAGGCCAGTGACATTAGATGTGACCGTCGTTAGGGCACCGCTGATGGAGACATTGCCAGCAGAAATATTACCGGTGTAGGAAACCAAGTAATTGGCCACATTGGCATTTGAATAACTGCTGGTAACGATGCCTGACAGGAATGCTCCATTGCCCAGCACATAACTGGCAGAGATATTGGCTGTGGTAGTGACATTGCCAGCAAGACTATCCAAATTGCCCGAATACACAGGCAAGTAATTGGCCACATTAGCATTACTATATGCCGACGATAGTCCTGTGATAAAAGCACCGTTGCCTAAAATATAAGCAGCAGAAATATTAGCAGTGGTCGTGACATTGCCTGTCAATGACACTAGATTACCGGTATATGTTGGTAGATAACTTGGTAGATAAGCTGCCACATTGGCATTGCCGTACAGCACATTTGCACCAGCAAGATTGAGATATGACACTGCTCGGATGTTGCCAGCTGTGATGTTGCCGTTGGTTGCGATATTGGCCGAGCCAATGTTGGCTGATGTGATATTGGCAAAAGTTGCTGTCACGCGATTTGACGAAACATTATTTGCTATAAGATTACCTTTTCCTGCACCAGTTATGGTAATGTTGCCTGTCATTGCAACTGCATTATTTGCTTCATCAACAGTAAACTCATCAGATACTGCTGCGTTACCGCCTGGGGCTTTGTATAAAATTCCGTAATCGGTTCCGCTGGGCAAAACAACATTGCCTGTGATGTTGGCATAGATATTGCCGCCCAGTCCTACGATATTACCATAAACTACTAAATTTGCAGACTGAAAAACAGTGTCTTTGTTGCCGCGGCGAACTGTGACAAGTGAATTTGACGTGGAGTCAAAATATTGCCAATTTTCACTGGCGCCGGTCCAGAAATTAAAATTACCGGTAACTCTTTTAGATGAAGGCATATCTGCTTGTGATCCTAGTTTGTATTATTTAGTAGTTTGGAAATGTAAAAAAATCCCCGTATCTTGCGATGTCGGGGATTCTTTGCAGTAGAACCAGTGCTTTAGGCGCTGGGAATCTGGACGATGTCAAATCTACCGCTGGTGCCCGAACCGTCGGGCTGTACTGTAGCGTTGGCGCTGGCAAATGTCAGATAGTGACCAACGTTGCTGAAATCCACACCATAGTTGTTTTGGATATACTGCATGGTAACATTGGCAGCACTGGCATCTGTGGCAACAATGGCCATTTGATTTTCTGTCAATGCAGCAACATCATCAGTATTGACCAACACACAGATATTGGCATAGGCCTGTGTGGTATCTGTGGTCAGTGTGACCAGGAACTTGCGCTTGCCTTTTTGGCGGATGATGTATGCTTCACCTGCGCCTGCACCTGGTACGTTGGCCAGTACATTAGCAGCGAGATAAAATGTATCACTGACCGATGTATTACCACCAACAACACCAACGTTGGGCGTGGATGTAGGATAACCGATGTCGATCTGCACGGATTGAGCAGTGTTGTATTTTGCGATTTTGAGTGGGCGTCCCATTTATTTCTCCTTGTTTAGATTGGGCTGACGTTCTAGGTCATACGCAGGGACCTGCATAAGTCTTGAGCGACTAGATATTTAGCGTTCTGGAGTAGAAATCAAGGAGTGACCACAGTCATTTGCTGGGTCACAGGATCATAGTACAGTGGATAGGATCCTGCAGGAACCACATTGCCTGCGGACACAGCAATGCCACTGGCAACCAAGGTCAACTGGCCAAGGCTGTTGCCTATGTAAAGATTGGTAGTACCTTGTGCTACTACCAGTTCTCCAGGTCTGGCATTGCCATTGTAGTCCACGATAGACACCTGCGCATTGTCTTTCATGACAGCTCGGGTGATGCCAGTTATATCAGTATAAGGAGGAGGATTAGACATTTGATTAAAACTTAAACAGCAGTGTTCATGGCTTCTCGAAGTTGCTGTCTTGCATCGCGCCAACTTGTAGCAGTGATAACAAAATCTCTGTATTCTATGTTGCCGTTGATTCTAACTTGTGCGCGAAAGTTATAGGTCTTCATTGCAATTCCTTGGTATGAACTAATATTTATTACCAATACAACAAAAAGCCCCTTGCGGGGCTCTTTTACTGCTGGCTTACAAACCGGTTGAGTTTTTCGGCTTCTGCTATCACTGTGTCTGTGCTAGGAAAATCCGGCAGTGCAGGAAAGTGGGCAGACTTGTCGCTTTCAAATCGGCTGTGGAATTCCTGGATCAGTGCATCGCGGCGCTGGAAGATGGGTGTTACCAGCACTTCGTTGGCCAGTTTGAGTAGTTCGAGACGGATCTCGTAAGGTGTTTTGCTCATGATAGACTCCTTTCTGTGTGATGTGTATGTGCTACACGAGCAACAATACTTAGCGGTAGATTTTCTAGTCAAAAAAAAAAGGCACATTTCTGTGCCTTCTTTGTTTCCCATCCCGGGGAAGTATTGCAAGGATGTACAGCGAAGAATTAACTGAACGACAGATTTTGGACGGCTATCTCGCCGACATAATCGCCCGCATTGCCAAAAGACGATGCAGTATTTGTCAATTCTATGTAGCCATATCTCGTCATAAACGAAACGACTGGCTCGAATGTGCTGGGATCCAGAACAACACCGCTTGACATCAAAGGAATGTATGGGCAGTAGAATGCTGGAGCATCAGCTTCGCTGGCGCCTTTGTAGCCAACCAGAACTGGTGTCGAGTCGTTAGCATAGCTATCAACATAAACACGCATAGCACTGTTGAGTGTACCAACAAACTTGGTGTTTGTGGGTGCTTCAAATGTGCCTTCTGTTGTGCGAGCAAAAGCAGAAGTTGTTGCGCTCTGGAGCACTGTCAAGGAAGCGGGCGAAACTACAGCGTAGTTACCTGCACCACGACGTGTGCGCTGAGCGATCAGGTTAGCAACACGATTGATCAGAACTGCCAGTGCGGCGTGCTCATCACCAACGTAGGTTGCTGTACCACTAACGGTAGCCTGGTTGTATGTGAACTCTGTTGCAGCCAATGAACGCAGGCTCAGCAGGATCTCTTGGTCGATCTCAGTTGTGATCTCTTGTGCGAGAGCAGCCATGATTTCGGCCTCAACATCGATACCGTGCATTGCTTGTGCGTCTTGTGCAGCTTCAAATGTCCAACGAGCCTGGAGCTTACGTGTTTTAGCTTCAACGGCCTGCTTCAGGATTTGAACGGAAATCTTACGACCGCCGTCGCCTTCTAAAGCTGCTGTGTTGGAACCAGTGTAAGTGCTCTGAGTTGCGCTTGTGCTTGCACCAGCAGAGTATGCTGTTGCAATCAAGAACGGGCTCAGTGCTTCCTGGCCAGCTGTAACGCTGGTTGCTGCTGCTGATGTGTCTGTCATGCTTTGTGCATAACGAACACGCAGAGTGTGGATCTGACCAACGGGGCCAGTCATGGGCTGTACACCAACGAGTTCGTTGGCAATAACAGTTGGCATAACACGGCGGATCACTGGAAGGATCACACGATTCAGTGTAGCGATATTACCGCTAACTGTGGTACCTGCAGATGACTCTTTCAGGTACTTGCGAGTGTTTTCTAAAACTACACCCATTGTGCTGCGACGGGAACCATTGAGTCCTTCTAGTAGGGCTTCTTTGGTCTCGTCCCAACGGCTTTCTAACAGTTCTTGTGACATGATTCTCTCCTGTTTCTTGTCGTAAGATTAAAGCCCTGCCAGTCTCTTGAGCTCAATGACGTTTGATGCGTCATCAGACTTGGGTTTGACGGCAGATTTATCACCAGTGACTTCTTTGTGTACGCTTTCGGTAATGGTCTGTTTTGCAACAGCCACTTTCCGAGCGGCGTTCTCAAGAACTGCTGGTAGATACTTTTCAAAAGCAGTGCGAAGACGAGGTGTTTGCACGCTTTCTAGTAAGTTACGCATGATTTCTGCTTTTTCCTCGTTTAAAGGAGAGAGCAATTCATCCATAGTGCGGCTACGCTCTGTGGACTCCTTGATCATACGAACTTCACGTTCCTTGTTCTCAACCAATACTTTGGCAGTACGAGTTGATTCAATGGCTTCGGCCAATTTCTGTTCTTTGTCAGCAATCACAGCCCGGAGCTTGCGTACTTCGGCATTCTCATTGAGATGAGTGCCTGCAAACTCTGTGACATATGCTTCAAAGATACGACGACCAAAATTGTTCTCTCGAGCAATTTTAACGTCTTCTTTGAGCTGAGTAAGTTCAGAACGTAGATGTTCAGCAACACGCTGACCTAACTTGGCAGCAGATTCTTTTACAAACTGCTGTTTCAATGCTGTGAGTTGCTTCTTGGCTTCAGACACAAGTTTGACTTTGGTGTTAACCACGTCACGCTTGTCCTGGGCAAATTCAGTAATCTCACGAGCCAAAGCTTCAATTACAAATCGTTCTAAACGATCCACGCTCTCGGTATGAGTGCGACGATCCGAACGTAGTTCCTTGATTTCCTCAGCAAGTTTACCAACCATGAAGTTGTTAAACTTCTCGGCTGATTCTTTCATCTTGACTTGGAAACGCACACGGTCTTCATTGAGACCACGGCGCTCTTCTTGGAACTCTTGCATTTCTGCTTTGAGGCCTTCGGTTACCATGCGATCTAGGGCTTCGACCATAACTGACTTGTCATGCTCATAGCGTTGTGCAAATTCCTCACGGAGTTCTGCACGCACCTGCTCACGAGCTTCATTTAGTTTGGCCTCAAATGCTTCTGTGATGGCTTCACCAGTTGACTCGTTGATCAGTTGGCTATCTAGCAATGGTTTGATTGCGTCTAGCATTACGATCTCCTAAATCTTCAGATCCTTGATGAACTTGACAATCTCGTTCTTCAAGTGTTTCTGTGCAAGTGTGTCACCGCCCACAGCATTCTTGCTCATATCAAACATTCTATGTCCGTATCTCATGTTCATGAGGCTTTCATACACTGTTCGAGGATAAGCGTTTGGTGCTGATGGCTGTGCCACGATGTCGACAGTGACTATTTCAAAGTCACTGACACGTCCGGTCGCGTCATCAACATTACCTGATCCGCGACTCGAAACTCCTAATTTCACACCCGACTGCAGCATTGTATCAACTAACTTGCCCATGGGTGTGGGTAACAACTTCAGTTTACCTATGCCGTTGGGGCCATCCATCCACATTTTCTGGATCATATGGCTCACACGGTCTAGATTAATTTTTAAATCTTCTGGATGATCTACTTCACCGCACACAGAGAATCCACCGTTGATCTGCTCATTGAGCTGATCCACTGCTGATCTAATCTGTTGCACTGGGTAAACTCGTCCATTGGCGTTTTTAACGTCACCCTGGATAAAGATGCCTTCCATGAAAGTGGAGGGCTCTTTACCTGGAGCTTCTTCTCGGCTCTCAACCACGATCTTGGCAGCATCGTAACTGAGAACTTCTTGTAAGTGACGGTTCCCTTTAAACATCTAGATTAGCTCTTGATTGCTTTTAAAGGACTCTTGGTGTTAACACCCGAAGCCTGGCTCAGCGTGGGCTTGGTAGCAGGTTTCATGGGAGCCATGTTTTTACCAGCAGTGTTCTGCAGGCCAGACTCAATGTCAGGTGCTTTTTGTGTTGTTGGTGCTTTGGTACCATCGGGGTTTTCAGCAGTAAACTTGCTGGAAGCAGGTTTGGCCACCGAACCAGTTACACTGGCGCCGGCATTGTTAGCGTTTGGGCTTTTGGAGTCAACACGCAGTTTGTCACCGCCTGTTGTGCCTTGACCTGCCAAACGATCACCACGGTCAACAGCAACTTTTTGCAGTTGAACGTTTTCTGCTAGGCTTTCCTCAACTTCTTCTTCTTCGGCTTCTACTTCTGAACCCATGGTCATTTCATCGTCTTCTTCGCCGTCGACCATACCATCGTCGCCGCCAATGACTTCTTCAAATTTGGCCAGTAGTTCGTCTAGTTTGCTGTCAATGCTGGCGATATCACCTTCGAGATCGCCGCCTGCGCCCATTTCGTCGGCAAAATCATCGCCGCCAACCATTTCTTCTTCGGCACCCATGTCCATGACTTCTTCGTCATCTTCCATGGCTGTTTCATCGGCATCAACATTGGCACTGATATCGTTCATCAGTTGATCTGCTGCATCGCCGCCCATGGTTTCCATTTCCATGGACTCTTCCATTTCTTCATCTGCAGATTCTTCCAAATCCTCATCGGATTCTTCTTTGAGTTCTGCTGCCATGAGGTCTTCATAGATACCACGGCTTTTTTCCACTACGATTTCGTGAAAAAGGTCACGAGCCTTTTGTTCTTCGTCGTTAATGACGTACTCAATGAGTTTTTCAAACTTGCTTGACATTTTTTGGTTCCTTTTCTAGAATAAGGTTTGTGTAGAGTTATTTACTGCACATATTAAAAAACCAGCCACTTATGGCTGGTTTTCTGGTAGAAATATTTATGTATTATGACTTGGGCTGTATCATAAGCCCGGCACCGCAGGAGGCGGTGCATACTGTTTGCGGATGTACTTTAATTTCTCATCGTACTCAAACTTGCGCACTTCTTGCATACGGCGTATTTTATTGATCTGAGTCAAGGTAAGTTTGGTTTTACGCAGTTGGCGCAGTTTAGGACGGCTGTTGTCGTCCTGTAAGTCCTGATAGCCTTCGGGCTCTTTGTCAAATAATTCAAGAAAATTCATAATGATATTTACTTGATTTTGTCAAACTGCTGGTGGTGCACCAGGCGCAGTGATAGTGCTGGCTGCAGGCGGTGCTGCTGCTCCGGGTGCTCCAAGATCATCTGCACCCAGGTCTCCAGCACCCGCGCCTTCGGGTGGCAGTCCTGCAAGATCTGCTTCAAATCCTCCAGGACTGATGCCCACTGAACGCAGTTCTGAACCTTGGCTGCCTTGTGCTGCAGGCTCGTCGCGCTCTTCGCGCCACATTTCTTCGTTTTCCAACACTTCTTCTTCGGTCAGACCCAGATAACGTTTCAGCAAGAAACGCTTGCTCATATAAGGCAGTGGTTCCAAAGTGGTAAAAGTGCTGACCCTGCTGGTATCCAACTCTGCTTCACGGTAAGCAGCAAAGTTCTGCGGTGGATTGAATTCCAGATCAAACAAACTGGAATCAATGTTGAATCCACGCCAGCGCATGAACATCTTGAACTCATCATCCAACTTGTGCAGTATCAACTGCTGTAGACGTTTGCAGTATTCGTTGAAACGGAATTCTTGTATGAGTGCTGTGCCCACACGCCCATCGCTGAGTGGTGTGGTAGAGTCATCGGGACCAGTGGGCAAGTAAGATGAAGGCACACGCAGTCCACGCATCATCATGTTGTTGAAATACTTGAGATCGTCGATCTCGCCCACGGCCTGGCCACCTTGCAGCATTTCTACCCGAGATCCGCGACCTTCTGCTGTCTGTGGAAAAAAGTAATCTTCGTTGATGCTGAGTGGATTGTAGGTGGCATCCAAGATGTTCATGCTTCCACCGGTCAAGGTAGGAATACGTCGCTGATGTATTTCGTTTTTCACACGCTCAACAAACTGCATGGCCAAGTGCGAAGGCATGTTGCCCACGTCGATGTAAAACACACGCCGCTCTGGCGCACGCTGTACACGATATATCAGGATGGAATCTTCTAGCAGTTCTTTCTGCTTGTAGACCTTGAAAATGCTTTCCAGTATGCTTTGTCCAAATGGCCAGTAGAAATCCAAACCTTCTGACAGACTCAAATGCACCACGTGTTCAGCAGCGATAGCCGACTCGTTTTGGCTGAGACTGAAACGTGATCCTTGATTGAACGGATTTGAAGGCACTGTATAGCCCGGCTGACCGCCCCAGGAGCCCTGCTGCGGCTGATTGGCATAGGCAGCGTCTGTGGCAATGGCTGAGATAGTTAGATTCTGGAAGTTGGGGTTGATGTCACGCACAATGTACTGCTCAGGGCGCTTGCCTTCTGATTCGTTAACGATTACACGGCTGACCTTGGTCATGTCCACATAGTACAGTTCAAAAGTCTGTGGATCACGGATAAACACCTGATCGCCGTACTTGATCACATTGCGGAACATCTTGAACATACGCTGATCAAACTTGTTGAGTTTGACCCAGGCCTGCAGCTGTTCTTTGATGATTTTTACTTCATGATCTGTGGCTTTTTCCTTGTACTTGACATTGAAACTGGTGCCGTTTTGCAGGTTTTTTTGCGTGGAAAATTCAGAGATAATGTCCAAACAGGCATTGATCTGTGCATCAGTGTCCATGGCTTCATACTGATTATAGCGTTCAATACGGTTGGGATGGCCCGAATACACTTCAGGCAAGCGTGACGCATAGTTACGGAAACCAAAATCTGCGCCATAGTTGCGGCTCTGCGCTGTGCTGCCTGATATGGGGCTCATGGAGCCGTCGCCGGGGTTGGCTACTTTAAAGTGTTTTTTCCAAGACATAGGTGTGTGGGATCCTTGCTATTACTTAGCGGGTTTTACATCTGCTGCTGGAGTATTTTGGAGTTGATGTCGTTGTTGGTGTTCATTTTATCGCTGATGTTCTGCAGTTTATCTATCATGATCTGCATCTGATCTGCGCTGGCAAAACGATTTAGAGCTTGTAGCATGGCTTCGGATTTCTGCAGTTGTTGTTCTAAAAATTGACTTTGCTGTGTCATTGATTCGTTGATCTTGGGCAGCGTATCTGAGAACATGGCATCCGAGTTCATGCCCATTGGTGCAGAATCACGGAAACTCACAGGTATGCTGCGATTGTTGGCGAGAGGCACTATGGCTTCTAGTCCGTGCAACAGTGCTGTATAACCTGATTCGGGACCGTCGGCAATGCCGCCATCTTTGTATCCTTTTTTGTAGAAATGCACAGGATCATTAGGAATGTCGTTGGCAAAACCGTATTTTTCGTGCAGGCCCATGGCCTTGATCTTGCGTGCCTGAGCAGTATCAATGTCCACGGCCTTGCCTTTTTCGTGTAAACTTGTTCCTGGTGCAGCCACGGGCCTGCCTGCGTTTTTAGATTCATTGGCCTTGAGGCGTTCTTGATCTTCGCGTGTTCTAAATGCCGAAGTTAATTTGACTTTTTCTTTGGTCTCCTTGTGGTACTCGGTGGCCATTTTTAAAAAATCTTCTTTGGTTTTGGGATCTAACCCTTCAAAAGCCTGCCGTGATCCACTTTTATCACCAAAATCAATCACATCGTCGGGATTGGTCTTGAAGGCATCTACATAGGAATGATCTATCAGACCAAGGGCACCTGCTATACCGCCAACTATGCCACCAATGACACCACCTGCAACTGTGCCCACACCTGGTACCACTGATCCAATGACAGCTCCTCCTGCCCCCAGAGCAGCAGCTCCTGCAGCCGCACCGCCGAGTCCACTGGGCGATCTTTCTTGTGCCCGCAGGGCCTCGGCTCTCTGGCCAGTGAGTTTGTTGATAGTCTCAGTCATGGTCTTCAACGCACTGGTAGCAGGCACTATGCCTGCTTCCACGAAACTCTGTAGACTGTTACGAACTTGTTCGGCAGCGATACGTCTTTTGTTTTCGGCTTCAGTGGCAGCATCTAATCCTTTGGTCATGGCATCGGCGGACTTGGCACCTTGTTCTTGGCGATTTTTAAGATCGCCGGCTGCTGCAAGATCTAGCAGTTCCGGTAATGAACCAAAAGTTTCTTCCATTATCTCGGGTGTTTGCTGAGCCACTCGACCCATAGTTGCCTGTAGTTTTTGTCCGCCTTGGGCTATCAATGTCGTCATACCCAAGACTGTTTGTTTGCCGGTCTTGATGTCGGCCACTTGTTTGTTGAGATCCACGCCTGCAGCTGCTGCTGCCAACTGTAATTTTTTATAATCTTCGCTGCCAAATTGTCCTGTCAGTGCTGCTTTGACACCATCGGCTGTTTTGCTTGCACCTCGAGCTTGTAGCACACCCACTTCTTCTAGCATCTGCTCGCCGCGTGCTGCCATTTCTTTACCACCAGCAGACATCTGTTGTACCAAAGACCTCATGGCAGTTTCAGCAAGATTTCGCTTGCGATTCTTGTCTAACTCATCGGTACTGACACCAAATGCCTTGCTGAGTGCATCAGTGGCTTTGGTCATGCGTTCAAACTCTGCTATGGAAACATTGGTCTTGTTGCCCAACTGAGTCTGCAGATTGATGTAAACTGCTTGTCTTTTGTTCAGTTCGTCTTGGCTGCCTGTCAATCTACGCAGGCCCACAAAGGTACTGTTGGCATTTTTTCGTAGATTGTCTGAAAATTCACCAAATGCGATAGCGCCTTTTTCTGCGGTACCGCCAAAGTCACCCAGAGTCTGAGCATTGCTACTGAGCAAGGCAACTGCTTTGTCTACTTCATTGAGACCATAGTTGAGTTCTACCATGCGACCTGCCAGGCCGCTCATGCCCGATTCGGTGGCCAGTCCTGTGTCACGTAATTTGTACAAACTGGTATACAGTGAGTCAGTGGTCTCTGCTACTTTTTCAAAGTATTTGCCGCCCAGTTTCAGCAGCTGGCCTCCAACAAATGTCAGACCCTTGATGATTATGCCGCCGGGCATGAGCATAGACAAGCCGCTGACTAGATCACCAATTTCCCCAGCAAATGACGACAAGGCCTTGGCCGAAGCTTTGGCACTGGTATCACCGGCCAGCAAGGATGAGCCAAGTTGCGTAGCAGCGCCAGCAGCAGCGCCAGCAGCCACACTCCATTTTTTAGCGTTGAGGATCTGTGCTTGTTGTACTTTTTGCAGTTGTTCTAACTGCTGTGCGGTGCCAGCAGTAACTGCGCCGTATTTTTGAATTTCTTCTTGGGCACGTTTGGTTGCTTCGGCAAATTCTCTTAGATATTGTTGATCCATTGTTTAACCGCAATAAGTAGTGTTACCTTATTTATTGGACAGAAAAATGACATCTTTTAACCCTTTGACTCGCTATTTTAGGCAGCCCACGATATTTTTGCGACTACCTTCAAACGGACTACACTATGGACCCAATGATCTTGACATGCCTGAAAACGGAGAACTTCCAGTGTATCCCATGACTGTGCGGGATGAGATACTGAACAAGACTCCTGATGCGCTGTTCAACGGCTCCAGTGTGATCAGTCTCATACAGAGTTGCATACCCAATGTGAAAAATGCCTGGGCAGTGCCCAGTATCGATCTTGACGCTATGTTGATAGCCATCAAGATTGCCACCTACGGCAAGGACATAGATGTCACTGGATCCTGCACGCACTGTCAAGAAACATCAGAGTATGTGATAGATCTAAACCATCAGCTGGCCATGATAGGCCGCAGCGAGTATCAAAAATCCACAGTGATTGGCAACTTTGAAATCATGTTCAGACCTTTGACCTATAAAGAAATCAACGAAACCAATCAAGATCACTTCAACGAGCAAAAACTAGCAGAAATCATGCCCACAGCAGATCTTACCAATGCTGATCGACTGCAACAGATCAATGATCTCATTTTGAAAGTAACCGAAGGAACCATCAAAGCACTGAGTCGCAGCATTGGTAGCATACGCACCGATGATGTCATAGTAGATGATGAATCACAGATCTTGGAATTTTTAACCAACTGTAGCAGTCAGATTTTCAATGCTATCAAAGATGCTGCCATTGCCAAACGCAGTGCCAGCAATCTCAAACCGCTGAAGTTGACCTGTAGTCACTGTAGCAAGGACTACGAACAACCCCTGGTGTTGGATCTATCAAATTTTTTCGGGCGCAGCTCCTAGTACTAGATCAAGAATCGATTGAACAGTTGGTGTCAAAAATGGATCGAGACATCAACGGTATTAGGAGCGAAATGTGGGAAATATCATGGCTTAGCCGTGGTGGTATATCTTACGAAGATGCATTCTATCTCAGTCCCACCGATCGCAAATTGTTCAATGACATGACCAAACAGCACATGGAAACCACCAAGAAGTCTGGATTGCCATTCTTTTAATTTTGGTCACAGTCAAGTCAGGGTATGTCATTTCTCAAGCACGAGTCTCACACTGTTTATAGATCACTGCGTGATCTTCAGATTTCGCTTGCGCTCATCTGAACTTAGTTCATCCTAAAGTTTACTGTCAAAACCTTTGTTACTTTAAACTGATTTCCCAGAGCCTTGAGCCGTAGTTCACCCTGGGCGGGTGAACTATCGCTTGCCATGGTCAGAGTTTTCCCGTCACCTGGAAGAGCCGTCAGATTAAGAAGATTGTAGTCTGGTACACTACACGGAGGCGGTTGACCGGTACCCCCTACTTCAGCGTTCATTTCAACGGTACTGACCCTGGACCCATCTGACGAATCCCGGATCAGCGCAGGTTGTTTCTTTTTCACAGTGCCTGCATCTTTTGTGCTACATTTTTCGCTCTAGGAGCATGGATATGTGCTAACTCATCGATTGCGGTGACTCTCCACACCCAGGGCCCAGAGGGTCCATCTTGGAGACTGGCATTCCAGCAGCCAGCGCAGGTCGTATTGTAGGGTTCTGTAGTTAGGCAGCGCAATACTGCCGGACTAGATCAGCGTTTGTTTCCCAGAACTGATCGTAATCCATGATATACCAATGATCGTGTTTGATGGAGCCGTAGTTGAATTGTCTAGATAGGAGATGGTCTCTGTGAGCCTGAGTTGCGATGTATTTGCCTTTGCGATTGAATTTCATGATCAATATGTTGTAGTCACCGGGATCGGCAACGTCCATCAGTTGATCAAGCCACGTTTCTAAAACAGCAACCTGCCCTTGGAACAGTTGATGGAATGGAAAGTCTGCATACGACTTGCATTCACAATTGAATCGCGGAAAACTCTGCCCGGGTATGATGTCGCCTTTGAAAGCGCGGATCTGACCTTCGTGTAGTGTTTGTTTGCGATGTGTGTTCTTGCCACCAATGTATGCGCCTGAATTGGGCACACGGGTAAAAGTTTCTCCATAGAGTTCAGTTAGGTGCAAGGCTACTGCTCGTTCCCAACTGCTTCCTTTGGATTTACTTTTTGATGGCATAGGCAGATAGTTAGCTGAGTCTAGAGTCTGTTCAAAATTTAATTGGTCACATCAGTGGCATAGGAAGTAAAGCCACCTTCTTTGACCACTTTCAATATGTTTTCCACACGTCCGGCCAGTTCGTCTTTGTGCGACACCAACCAAACACTTTTGTTGCGCTCTCTGGTCATTTTCTTCAGCAGGGCCAGAGCATTTTCCACACCCGATGAATCCATACCAGAATCTATCAGTTCGTCAATGAACAACACATTCACCGGCGAGTATAAACTTTCCCACACATCACGAAACGCCCAGGACAGACTCAGTATCAAGCGATTGCGCTCACCGCGCGAAAGATTGTCAAAGTCCAGGTCCCGGCCCAGTTCTGTGATCTGTACAGTTAGATCGTTTTGGAATACCACTGTGTGCGGCAGGCCTATGCGATCTAGATAGTGTGTGAGCCTGCTGTTGAGATATGAGAGATTCTGATCAATGATCTTTTTGCGCACAAACGAATCTTTGCTGGTCAGCAGTTTCAGCAAGAAGTCCTGATGATCCTGCAATCGTTTCAGTTGATTGACCATATCATAGTCGATTTCAACCAAGGCCTGTTGCTGCATTTCTTCAATCTGTTCTGCATAAGGATCTGTCTCGGCCTGTTTGTTTTTCAAGTTCAGTTCGGCACTGGCCAGTCTACTGCGATGCTCGTGCGCATCTGCTTCTTGATCATAATACACCTTGGGCTGTGTGCCCAGCGGACCCACTGCTGTGACTGCCAGGGATAACTCTGCAAGATCTTGATTGATCTTTTGTAAGTTTGCTTGTGACTGTGATAGATCTTGCTGTTTGCTGGTCAGCATCTTGCCGTGATCAGCATCGTGTAGATCCTGACCGCAGGCGTGGCAGCGATGATCCTGTAGGCTGGCTATCTCTTTGGTGATCTTGTCTATCAGCCGAGACTCGCGACCAGCGTCGGTTTGCCCACGAGCAATGGCAGCACCAAGATCTTTGAGATCTTTGGCACGCTGATTGTAGGCCAATAAGTCACGATGCGCCTGCAGTTCTGCTTCTATGTCTAGATGGCCAAGTTCATCCACTTGACGTTGTAGTGCAGTGATATCTTCGTCGCGTTTGTTGATCCAAAGAGTTTGCCTGCGTTTCAAACTTTCTATCTGCTCTTCCATGCGGCGATTGGCTTCGATCATGGCTTTGATACGATGCTCTTCTTGGCTCATGGCGTCTTTGGTTTCACGCATTTCTTCCTTGAGCAGATCTGCTTTTTCGCTCAACAAAGTGATACCTAACAACTGTTCAATGATGGCACGCTGGTCATTGGCTTTGAGGCTTAGAAAAGGTTCTGTGTAGGTGTTTAGTGCCAAGATGTGTTTGAACATATCGTGGGTCATGCCCAGGGTGCGTTCTATAGCCAACTGTGTTTCTCTTGAGTCACCTTGGCTGTTGTCATCTTCGGTTTGCTGTACTTCGTCGTCAATGCTGAATTTAAGTACATTGGGTTTGCGTCCACGCTCAATGCGATATCGCTGATTGTTCACATTGAAATCCAAACTCACAATCATGTTCTTGGCATTGGTCTTGTTTATGAGATTGTCTTTACGTATGTTGGTCAGGGCCTGCCCATATAGCGCATAACTCAAAGCATTGATGATAGTGGTCTTGCCTGTGCCGTTGCGCGAACCATCTCCACCAAGGTCTAGATTTTCGCCCAAGACCAAGGTTAGATCCTGGCGATCAAAGTCGATACCTTGTGTGGTATTGCCCACACTCATGAAGTTTTTTACAGTGAGTTTGTTGATGCGTATCATAGTCTATGCCATATTTCCAACAGCAGCTTGTTGTCATAATGATCGCTGCCAATGTCTGTGATCTGCTGTGTGACGATCTGATCCACTGATTCAAACTTCACATTGCCTGGTGCTAGATCTGTTTCAACGCCTTGCATCTTGTTGGGTATCAGACTGACTTCTCTAAGTTTGTATTTTTCGTGGAACGTTTCTTTGATAAAGTTGGCTTCTTCGTAGGATATGTCTATGTCCAACTGCAGCCTAGCGTGCATACCTGAGCGGAAAACCTGATCCGCAGAATCAATCGCAGTGCTGAGATTCATCACACGATAAGTGGGCTGGTCGGGCCAGGCATGATACACAGGCTGTTGCCCCCACTCCAAGATCATGAGTCCGCGAGCATCGTCGCCGGCATCTGCGTAGTTGTGCGGAAAACAGTTGCCTATGTAGGTCACATTCTTTTTGGTCTGCCGCATATGAAAGTGTCCGGAAAACACGTGGCCTGCACTGGCCAGATCATCTGCGGACAGTTCACCGTGGCTGGGCATTTCTACCATGGCATTCATCAAGAATGTGGGCAGTTCAAAATGCCCAAACACATACTGCTTGTCTAGGAAACGAAGCTTTTTATGATCCTCGCCAACGAGCCAAGGACAGATAGCAACATCACCGCCACTAAACCAATCGTTGACAATATTAACTCGCGGTAAGTGTCTAGCCCAAGCCACGCTTTGAATATCACGACGATCGCGATAGTACAGGTCATGATTCCCAGGAATAAAATAAACAGCATCAAAGTTGTCATTGAGATGTTCTAAGGCTCGTAAACTATAATTTAGTGTTACGATGTTGATGTTGGCACGATTGTTGTGCCAGTCTCCCAAGAACATGGCCACTTCACAGCCTTGTTTTTTTGCCTCGGCAGTGGCCCAGATTACGAAATTCAAACAGTCTTCATTGTGCAGTTGGCTGTTGGACTTGAGTCCAAAGTGGATGTCCGTAAAGACAGCAGCCTTCTTGAAAAGTTTATCCATAGAGTGCTAGTGTAGCAGTTATTCTTCGTACTTCACAGTCTGATTGGACATTTGTCTTGTCCAACTGGGATTGAGTCCATTGATTTCTAATATGTCATCTCTGATGTTTTGATTTTTCTTTTCTTCGTTGAGCACACGAGTAAAGGAATTGGTTATGGCCGCGGTATAGTAAGCAAAAGGATTGTCTGATTTTGATTCATCAAACTTCAATCCAATCTGGCTCAATTGCAGCAGTGCGGTGCCGCGCATTTCTTCGTTGTAGGTATAACCACGCCAGTTTGATCGGGTGGCATAGCGCTCGCACAGTTTGATAAACATATGTGCCAGTTTGTTGGTCATCTTGCCGTGTTCTTTGCAAAACACTCCGGTGTCAAGATCTCCGGACCAGTGGCTGCGGCCCACGATGTAAGGATCTTTGTCTTCCGTGAGCCGGAAGTGTTCAAACGGCGGAAAGTTCAATCTGATATGTGTCTGTGCCACGGGTTCTTCTTCGGGCACGATGTCCACTATTTCGGCCAAGGGATCTTCTTCAGGCAGTTCTTCCCAGCCAAACAGTTCTTCCACGGATTTCTTCTTGGCCTGTGCCTTGGGCACTTTTTTAGGCGCCATGGGAATATGCTCCCAGGTCATGATGCGAAACACCAAATCCGTGTGCGGAATCTTTTTTTCGTTGACTTCTGCGCCAGTTTCCTTGGTCAGTCTGGCTGCACGATTTCTGCGTGCTTCGGCTATGGTATTGCGATTGATCTTGGCAACACTGGCCAAGATGATGTCATACTGATGATCCTGTGTTCTGTCAGCGTAATAGCAGTAGGTGTTTTTGCTTAGGTGTATTTCTTTCAGTAAATCGCGGTTGTTTAGGTAGTTTCTGGGTGCGGCCAATGCCATGGTGAATCCTTGTTAGAATGTATTTATTTTACAACAAATTGCCGTTGTGTCAACCGCGGATCACTCCAAAATCGCCGTTTTTACGGGTGCTAAATATAGATAACAGGATAAAGCAATGGCATTGACACCACAACAGATAGCCGCAGAACTCAACAGACTGACATCTCAGGGTCTTACCTTAGAACAGGCAGAACAACAAGTTCCCGGAGCCACTGCGCTGCTTGAAAGCACAGAGTTGATACTAAACGATGTGCCGGGCAGCCCCACGCGTGGCCAAGTAGAAGTTTATACTACTGGCAGTAAAAAAGCGGGTGTAGATTATAATGTTTATACTCCAACTGCTGAGGAACAAGCAGAAAACGCTCGATTCTTTGAAGATCCTCCGCCCACCAATATTACCAATCAACCGGTGGTTTCATCTCCCCCGCTCAAAACAACAACCACCACTACCACCTTTACCGAGGAACAAGTGTCCACATCCGGAGGCGGGGTGACCACTTTCAAAGTGGCGGATTTTGTGTATAAGGATACACCTGCCAGCCGGGCTCTGCAGACTCAGGCCGATTCAGTCGGTTTGGAAAAAGAAGCTTATGCACAGAGCCTGCGCGATCAAGGCAAAAGCGGAAGAGAGATTCTGAGAGATCCCACCTATCGAGAACTCAGCGCCAAGCAAACAGCATTGAACAATCGAGCATTTGAAGCCAAGTCTGGCGAAGGCGGGGAGGTTACCACCACATATGAACCTGGCGTTAGTGAAACTATCAACAGCACTACAGTGACATCCTCTGTTACCAATTCGCAAGTGCCCCAGACAGCACAGACCAGAATAACCACAGAAGCCGAAGCCACACGCCAACAGGTGGCGGCTCTTGACAGCGGCGACAGCGCGGTAAACACTACCAAGATTGCCGGAGCCGAAGGCAACAATACCTTGGTGCAGACCAACACAGTAGAAGGTGCCGCCACAGCATCTCCACAAGCATCCTTCAACACAGCACAACCTAGGAGTATAGATGCACCAGTAAACACGGCAATAAGTCCTGAATTGACTCGGCCGGCAGATACCAATTCGACGTCACGAGCGTATCAGACGCAGGTAGACGATTACCGAGCGCAGGTCAATGACTTAAAATCTGACTTGGAGATTCAGCAGACGCAGCTCAAGTCATTGGAAGCGGCCCGTGCTAAGTTGGGTGAGGAACTAAAGTCGGCTGCTCCAGGCAGCCCCGAGCAAGCAGAGATACTGGCTAAACGCAATGCCTTGAACTCAGATATATCCGATCAAGAAAACAAAATTGGCCAGACCAACAGCGTGCTGGCCATCAAAGAACAAAGTTTGACACAAAGTCAGGATGACTTAGCCAGAGTATCCTCGGGAGGCTCAGCACCTGCACCTGGGGCTCCAGCAGTGACCGGAAACGCAGATCCCGCGGCCAACGCTATTAATCAGCAGGCTGCGGAGATAAACAATGCCACTCCAAATACCACAACAGTAAACCCAGAATTAGATTCTGCATTATCTGCACAGCAATCTGCAACCGACGACGAAATCGATCAGCAACGAGAAAATCAACTGATCACAGTAGACGAAGATGGAAATTTCACAGCAGAGAATCCCTACACAGCTGTACAAGGCGGAGATGATGCTGAATTAACAGATGAACAGATTGATCTGGCGCGAGAAAATCAACTGATTGAGCAAGACGAAGATGGAAATCTAACAGCAGAGAATCCTTATGATGTCCAAGGCGGAGATGATGCTCAATTAACAGATGAACAGATTGATCTGGAACGAGAAAATCAACTTATAGTACAAGATGAGGATGGAAACCTAACAGCAGAGAATCCCTACACAGCCATTGGAGATCGAGAACTCAGCGAAGAAGAACAGCAAGAACAAGACAATCCCATTGATTACAGCAATGAAGTGGAAGTGGATCCCTACAGCGATGTTGAAGGCGATTACGGCGAACGTGAAGAAGGCACCGGCGACGATGTAGTCGAAGTTGGCCCCGACGGTTCACTGACTGCTCGTGCCCAGACACAGGCCGAAGTAGAAACACTGCGTCAAGCACAGGCTCTACAACAACTGCGTGCCAAAAACACCAACGAAGATTGGCGTTTGCGAATTGGCCTAGCACCGGGTGCCAACTATCTGTACCGAGCACCCGATGCCGGCATATTACAACCTTTGAGAGAAACACAAGGTGTGGTGTTTCCATATACTCCCACAATATCAACAAGCTATCGCGCCAATTATGATGCTTACGAATTGGTACATACCAACTACAAAGGATATTTCTACAAAAATTCCAGCGTACAGGAAATTTCTGTAACTGGTGTGTTCACTGCCAACAGCGCCGCCGAAGCTGATTATATGTTGGCTGTGATACATTTTTTCCGCAGCGCCAGCAAAATGTTTTACGGACAAGACTCCAATCCCGTGGCAGGCACACCGCCCCCGGTGCTGTATTTGGACGGCCTTGGAGTTTATCAATTCAATGAACATCCTTGTTTGCTCAGCGCATTCAACTATAGTCTACCTTCGGATGTGGATTATATCCGTGCCGGTGGTGCAAGAAATTATTCAGGCGGTGCTGTAAATTTAGCTGGTATTAGAAATCAACAAGGCGCTGCCAGCAACAGTCCTTTGGGTGCCACGCTGTCTAGGCTGACCAGTCTAAAAAATACATTTGATAATTTTATCAATCCTGGTGCTAGAGCAAATAATCCTGTGTCACAAAACATCACTAATTACTATGGTATCGCAGGTCAGCCCACATATGTGCCTACCAAAATTGACATATCAATCACACTACTACCATTGATAAGTCGCCAGCAACAAGCACAGGTCTTTAGCCTTAAAAATTATGCCACCGGGCAAGGCCTGCGTGAACAAGGATTCTTCTAATGCCATTATATGATGCTACCAGTCCTTATTTCAACACCAACGTGGTAGACAACTACTTGGATGTCATGATCAATCGTCCTATACCAAAAAGCGTAGACGACGAATACGTTACCATTTCTGCTGTGTACAACCTACGCCCTGACATGATGGCCTATGACCTGTATGGTGATGCTAGATTATGGTGGGTGTTTGCACAGCGCAATCCCAATACTTTGGTAGATCCCATCAATGACTTTGTCACAGGCCAAAAGATATATTTGCCATCCGGAGACAATGTTCGCGCAGCACTGGGGCTCTAACTCATGGCCACAGTCACGCTAGACACTTTGGTTTTACAGTGGGAAGCCCTGAAGGCGGAATTTAACCGCAAGTGGGCTCCTGAAATTAGAGCTATCCAAACAGCCACGGAACAAGGTGAAACTTACGATCAAGTGTATTCCAGATACCAAGCAGCCAGCGATGCAGTGCTGACTGCATTTGCTGAATTGGCAGCCATTAGAAATTCCGCTGACAGCATATTCAGTGAGTTTGGTGTGCCTGCTTTTATCGCCAAAACTGAAATTACTAACCAAGGTCTGACAACGTTTCAAAACAACCTGGCTATTTCACTGGGACGAGCACAGCGTAATCAAGCCACTGCCACCTCCACCAGTCAAGCAGCGTCGGGCGGCACAGCATCTACGCCACAGACAATGGGTGCAGCCAGCGCAGTGGATCCTGCCAATGCCAACACAGCCGCCGGCGGTCAACCTTCTCCGGGCATACCGTTGGGTACACCTGCAGCCACAGTTACTGCCATACCAGGCACAGCCAGCGGCATTGCTGCCGGGGCCAGCGGAGCCATAGCACTGCCTTCCAACTTTGGTACTACGGCAGGATTTCCGCAGACTGCTTTCAGCCGAGAAGACGCCGGTCCAACTGTATCCCAGACCATACGTGCGTCTTCGTCGTCGTCCCCGTCTAGTAACAGCAATAGTTTAGGCATAGGGTCAGGACCAGTGACCAATCCCTTGGACAAATATGCCAGTTACACCTACAATCTCAGTTTGTATCTGCTGACTCCTGAAGACTACAATAAATTTGTGGAGTCTGATACCACCAGCGAAACTATCAATTTGCCAGGTGATCAACTGTTGATACGATCTGGTGGCAGCCCAGTGGGAGCAGGCAAACGCAACTCTTATTTCAGCGACTGCGATTTTACACTTGACAATCTACGCATTGAAAGCGTGATAGGATTCAGTGAACAAGGCGTGCCTTCTTCCACAGGGAGGCTAAGTTTTACCATCACGGAACCAGCAGGCGCAACATTTATCTATAGATTACAAAGTGCCACAGCAACATTGGCCAACAAAGATCCCAACAGTGCTAGACAATACTATGCCCATACCTATGCAATGGTCATACGATTTTATGGCTATGACAACAATGGTCAGCCGATTACTCCCAAAGGAGATATCAATCAACTGGATCTAGCCGGCAGCAGCGAGTCTGCGGTTCTTACCAAGATATTTTTGTTCATGTTGTCAGATGTCAAGACACGCATCGGCACACGTATAGTAGAGTATCAATGCTCGGGCATATTTGGTCCCAGCTTTGTGGCTAGAACAGCCATGTTAGGTGTTAGTCCTGCTAGATTTGAATTGACTGGTACCAATCTCAATGATATCTTTAATGGCGTGCCTGGTACCAGTAACAATGCCAACAACCAAGATGCCAATCCCAGGGCCGAAACCAGCGACGCCGATGCGCAAGAAGGGGGATTCTACGGAGATGCCAGCAAAGTCTCGGCACAGCCCAGCCAAAACATTCCCACACGCGGCCTTTGCCAGGCTATCAATCAAGAATTACAAAGATTATCTCGGCCGCAAAAGCAAGGCACCAAGGCCATTGACATACCCGACGAGTATGAAGTGTTATTTGCCAGCGACAATCTACGCAACGCTAAAATTATCACAGCAGGACTAGACAACAGCCTGGTCAGTGCTGCCGGCGATGTGCCCACGGATACCAAATCAATCAACACAAGAGAAAACACAGCGGTGCCTAAAAATGCCAAGAATGTGAGGATACTGCCGGGCACGCCAATCATCCAGTGGTTGGATATGATGATACGCAACAGCGAATATGTGAAATCTCAGGCATCGCTGGCTATCAAGGAAAGATCAACAGATGCCGACGCCCAAGGCGAAGAAGACTTCTATGGCAAAAAAGTAGAACAAACCAAACCAGTGAAATGGTACAAGATCACCCCATTCAACAAGATCTTGGGCTACGATAAACTTCGCAAAACCTATGCCAACAAGGTTATTTTTGCCATCAGCGAGTACAGTGTCACTGACGTGCGCAGTCCTTATTTCAAACGAGCCCCTTGGCGAGGTCCTGACAAACTCTACAATTTTACCTTCACTGGTCAAAACACAGCAGTGCTAAACTACGAACAAGATTTTAACGCACTGTATAGACAGACCTTTGGCATTGGCGCACAGTTGGCCCAAGATGCTGGCAAGGAAGCCGCAGCCGCCGCAGGCCAAGTGGGCACCAGTTATGCCTTTCGAGTGGTAGCCGAAACAGGCAAACAAGGCAGTCTGGGTGACAGCACAGACCCGGCTGCTCGTGCTGCCGCTGGTATTTACAGTTTCACAGATTTGGCCAAGGCCAAGTTAAAAATTATTGGTGATCCTGATCTGTTGTTGCAGGACTGGTACAATGTGAATCAAGCCTTGATCAATCGACAAAATCTCACACAAGCAGCTGGCGGCAATGATTCCAACATACTCAACAGCAATCTTGGCGAATTGTATTTCCAGGTGACTTTTCTCACCGGCGACGACTGGAATCTCGCTGATGGCATAGTCAAAGTAGAACCACGCCAAGGGTTTGTGCGCCGCCAAAGCAATGCCTACAAATTTACCAAGATCAACAGTGAATTTCAAAACGGCAGATTTACACAGGACATAGAAGGCATAATCCTAGCCGATGTGAATCCTGATCAAGCCTTTGTCAAAGGAGACTATACCAGCGGTGCTGCTGGCCAAATAGCCACAGGCACTCCAGTTGACACAGTTACCGACACTGACTCAGTTACTGCTAGACAAGAGACCACCGAAGCCAGCACAGGTGCGTTTGATACCGACGGCTCCAATGATCTACGCACACAAGAAGGTGGTCCCACTACTGTGCCGCAAAGTCCCACCAGCGCATTGCCGGCAACTGCGCCACCAACTTTTGCCCAGCGCCAGGCAGCAGCAGCAGAAGCGATACGGCAAGCTCGCCGCGATCAATTCAGAAGGAAATTGTTGCCAAATCAAGCACAGACCGGCAACGACGATGCACCTGGCATTTCAGATATCATAGCACCATAAGAGGAAATAATTACACATGGCCGATAACATAGAAATCAACCGCGGACAAGCCAAGGATCTAACCTTTGGACGCGGCCGTACTCCGGTAGATCCAGGGCCCTACATTGGTATAGTCAAAGACAGCACAGACGTGACACTGTCGGGTAGACTGCGTGTGTACATTCCCGAGATGCCGGGATCTTCGGCCAACGATTCCAGCACTTGGCACACAGTGAGTTATATGAGTCCGTTTTATGGAGTTACACCCAACACCGGTGCATCGTCTGGTGCAGGCGATTTCATTGGCGGCAGACAAAGTTATGGATTTTGGGCTACTCCTCCAGATGTAGGCACCAGGGTCATGGTGATATTTGTGTATGGCGATCCCAATCAAGGATTTTACATTGGCTGTGTGCCCGAACCAGCACTGACACACATGATTCCTGCCATTGGTGCTGCTGCCGATCCCAATGAACCAGGAGACAGCAACGATTATTATGCTGTGGAAGGCACGCCTGATGGTTTTGCTGGCAAACCTTTGCTGCCTACTATCGAAATCAATACCAAAGATCCTACAATATTATCTGACCCCAAGTATTACACCAAACCCAAAGCAGTGCATGTCTATCAGGCTGCACAGATGCTACAACAAGGTATCATCGACGATCCACAGCGTGGGCCCATAACCACCAACAGCCAACGCGAATCACCTAGTCGTGTGTTTGGTATTTCAACACCGGGGCAGCCTGTGTACAAGGGCAAATTCGCCAACGATGAAATACAGTCTGACATTGATTCAGGCGACGTGGCACCCTCTGAGTTAGAAGTCATTGCACGTACAGGCGGTCATACCTTGGCCATGGACGACGGTGATCTATCCGGCAACAACAAACTGTTCAGACTTCGCAGTTGTCAAGGGCATCAGATTCTGATGAATGATTCAGATAGTTTTTTACACATCATCAGCAAGCGCGGCGATGTCTGGATCGAACTCAATAGAGAAGGTGCCTTGGACATCTATGCGGAAAACAGCATTAACTTGCGCACAGCCGGCACGCTGAATCTGCACGCGGACAAAGACATCAACATCAATGCCGAGGGTCAGATCCGTATGCGCAGCAAAGGCGCCATGAATCTGGAAACACAGGATGTGTTTAATCTACGTGCCGATAAAAATATCAATGTTTACACACAGGCCACATTCGAAGTCAAGGCCGATGGTACCCTGTTGTTGGAAGCCGGCGGCAAGGGTTCCTGGAAGTGCGGTGCAGAACTGCGCATGGACGCCAGTTTGATAGGCCTTAATTCCGGAGGTTCGGAAACAGTACCAGTGGTTCCAGAGTTGGTGAAAAACAGCCTGCCCGACACAGAGTTTGAAGGCAGCAATTGGATCATACAAAAAGACGTGATCCAAACAGTGGCCACTCGTGCGCCCACTCACGAACCATATCCCATGCACAACTATGGAGTAGACACCAGTGAATAATCTCACTGAATTGGCAGCTCAATTAAATCTTGGCGTCAAAACAGTCATAGTACAGACTGTGGATGTGTCAGATGTGCCATTGCCGCCAAGGCTGTTGGGCACATTGACACCTGCGGTACAACAAATAATGATGGCACAAAGAATCAGAACAGTAGAACAACCTTCTGCTGCCTGGAGCACGGATCGTGGCATAGGCATCCTGGGATTGAATCTGCTGCAGATCTACGATCTTGGCCTGATCAAACCACAGTTGTTTGATCAATTCGTCACAGGCAATACCAATCTAGACAGTGTGGGACTGGTTCCACCCAGTTTGAATTTCAATGAATCCCAGGTGTATGACGCGCTTAACTTACGCACCGCCTGGACCGGACAATACAATGTGAACAGCATCGAGGATATTTTGTCCAGACCAACTTTACAATATATTCTACAACAAGACAGTTATATTTTGAGTTATAACGCTTTGATCAGTGGCAATATAATCAACGGCACCGAAGACATCGAAGTCTTGGCCATGACCGTGGGGCTGACCAGCATCTATGGTTTTGCCGCAGTGGTTCAATTTTTAGGAAATCAACTGTAATGGCTGCTCCTGTAACCATACCTACCAGCATAGGCCAGACCGTGGGCGCTGTGCAGAACATAGCCAGTTCGGTCACTGCTGCTGGCATCAACATCAACGGTTTATCTAGCATGACCCAGGCTGCTACCAATCTCACAGCAGCTGGGGCCAACTTGTTGAAATTGAATCAGCAGGCCACCAGTGCTGTGCAAGGCCTCTTGCCCAACAGCACACTGACCGTGGATGCGGCCTTGAGCAAGGCAAAAGTTGGTTTAGAAAGCACTTTTTCTGCACAGGGAGCTGCGGCCACTGCCACTGATTTCTTCAAAGCAGCCAAGCAAACAGCAGACAAGATAGCCAGCGATGTCAAGGCCGTGGCAGATAAAATCGCATCAGGTGTGGATCCCACATCCTTGGCCAAGTCGGCCACTTCGGGATTGTCCAGTCTGACCAATGTGGTGGGATCTGTGACATCATCCGTGACTTCGGCTGTGTCATCAGCGGCCAAAACAGTGAGCAGTTACATACCCGGTGCTGGCGCTGCTCTGGCGCAGACTGGCTCTATCAATACCAACGCCGCAGCGGCTGTTACCAACACTATAAATTCACTGCAGCAGGCAGGAGCCACTGTGGGAGTCAACACCGCACAGATAGCTGCTGCCAATCAGCAGCTGACTGGTGCTGTGAGCAGTCTCAGCCAGGCACTGAAAATATCAGCACCAGGTGTAGCCTTGCCCGGTGGGCTACCAGCCATACCCAGCATACCTGCCATACCAGGACTGCCAGGCGGCATACCTGCCATAGATCCTGCAAAATTAAAAGCAGCCACGGCTGCCATAGAAGCAGCACAAAATCCGCCCAATCCCTTGGCCACTGCTGGTACCAAAATTGGCGCTATCGATCGTTCAAAATTAGATAGTGCATTTTTATCAGCACTGCCGCCGGGACTGCCCAGTTTTGATCCTGGTACTATATCTGCAGCACAGCAGGCCGGTGCATCTATCAATGCTGCTAGATTCAAAAACACCAAAGACGAGGATCTGACCTATTCAGGACCTGACACGCAGGTCTGGGACGACATCAACAATGAGCGATTAAAACGCGGCCTCAGCGGCTTGCCCAATCCCAGACCTGCTGAAGACAGCGAATATGCTAAAAAATACAGCAATCCTGCTTATTCGGGCGGTTAAATACTAGACCATGGCAACATTCATCGGATACAACACACAGCAGGCATACAAAAAATTTACCTTGGTTGATCAGCAGTTGGTGATCAGGGATTTGTTGAATGCTTTCAACATCAAGCAAGGCGAACTGCCAGGACGCCCTCAATATGGGTCGCCTATCTGGGCCATGATTTTTGAGCAAATGACCCCGGACGTGCAGCAAAACATACGCCAGAGTTGCATAGATATCATCAAACAAGACCCTAGACTGAGCCTGCAGACCATCAACGTGTTTCCTTTTGACAATGGTATGCTCATGGAAATTGAAGTACAGTTCCTTCCCAACACTGATGTAGAGTTGCTGCAGGTATTTTTTGACGGCAACACAGGCGTGGCTGGGCAGGTATAAAACCCCTGTTTTTTTGTCAGATAAATATTAAAACACAACTATAACTATGGCCACAACAACTAGACAGACTGCAGTATTTGGGTTGGAAGACTGGAAACGTTTTTATCAAAACTACAGCCAGGCTGACTTTCAAAGCTATGA